AACTTCAAATCCATGTGATTTTGCACCATTCATTGCAGCAATGTTACTGGCCCTCATTACTTCAGTTCTCACAATCCTTCTCGCCCTGAATGCCACATAACCGATTGTATCATCAGCAAGAATCAACTTGGCAATGTCATCAACACCAAGACCTTCATTTATTCCTTGCTCAACAATTGCTATCAGTTTGTCCCTTGTTGTTTTGGTTATCAAGCTAACAAGTTCAAATCCTTTTGTTGATAAGAACTTTAATACTTCATTAGTCCACTCACGATTGAATCCAAAAGTATCAGCCTTTTGATTTGCTTGTATCTTTAATGCCCTATATGTAGCATTGCCAAATACAATGGCTGATTCCTTATACATTTGTTCAAAGACCTTATATAAATCCTTATTCCACGCATCAAGTGCCAACCTACTTATAGCACCTGAATTTCCATATTGTCTTATATCCTTTGCAAATTTATCAAATTGCTTTTGGATAGATTTAATTACACCATTATTATATTTGTTTTCTAATGTCGCACGAAGCCTTTGCACTTTCATCCAGTATTCCTTTCTTTGCTTTGCGTTCATTAGTTAACCTTTGTTTATAACTATTTCTTGCGGATATCCGCATCATCATTTCAGTTTTGCAAGTTCGTTCAGTTGGTATTTTAGGAAATCGATCCATTACCATTTCCCATATCTCCCAGTCCGTTGTTGTTGTTGTTATCATTTGGTATTGTTAAGTCCATCATAACTTGTTCCAAAGGTATTAATCCTTGGCTAACATAACTGTATTGATATGCACCACCTTTTTGCTCATAATTCATTGCATCCCTTTTTTCATCAAATGTCAACCAATCTGCCATTCGCAGTTGATTTACCATTTGTTCCAAATCTTTCTGCATTTCAGGTAGTGAAGTAATATCAAAATCGATATATACACCAGGTTCATTGAATCTTGGCAATAACCATTTATTAAGTTCATCCCTCAATTCACAACACAAAGGTACAATGGTATTTGTAATCAAATCACGCATTGCATTTTGATAGTTATTATATGATGATGTATCAGTATCAAATAATACTATCGGCAATCCAAATACCCTACACCATTGATGTAAAGTAAGTTGCATTGCCTTTATCAACTCCATATCAACTGAACTTAATCCAAAGTTTAAAAAGTCATATGGATATTGCATTATTCCAATATTTCCCTTATTACCAGTTCCATTGATTCTATCAGATATCAATCTTTGTATCTCACTTGCTTGTTCGGGTGTAACTTTTGGAATTGTGTTTGCCACTGGTACCGGTACCAATGCACCTTTCGCACCACCATTTGCGGCCATTGACGCAGATGCATCAGCCGCATTATTTGACATCCTTAATATCTTATATGCTGATTGCAATGGTGATACACCACGCAAATGTGATCTCGTATCATTATTGAAATCAGGATTCCATGATTTCCACATACATACCTGATCTAATGACAAATCAACACCACTTCCAACCATTAACTTATAACCAAGGATTCCATAAATATCTTTAGGATCAGGATATATGTCCATGTATTGTGTAGGCAAAACATTCAATTCTACAAACTTGCCACCACTGATGCCACCATCATTTCCATATATATCACCTTCACCACTCAATATCCTATATCCAAAAAGATTTTGCAAGAACTGATCCTGTGATTGTCCTTTATTTGGATTCTCCAACAATCTTGCAAGTGGTGAATCCATCACCATGTTTTCCTCGTATGCATTCTTTCTTGACAATACAGCTTGTTCATATGCACCTTTGTTATTCATACCTTTAACAAGGTGTTTATATCTTAAATGTGCTGTTCTTGCCTTCTCACCATTTTCCATCTTATAAACATACCATGGAATCGATGCGGCTTTTTTAGCCAAGAAAGTTACAATGCTATATACATCAGAATTACCCAAGTAACCTTCAGTGATGTATGCAGCATTGCTATAATTTTGTAGGATTGAATTATTTACCCCTTGAATTGCTGGTTGTGTTTTAGGATATGGATTGATTCCTTTCCTTTGCAAATAACCATCGATGAATTTATCTATTATTCCCATATTATATGACACCCCAGGTTAACTGTGGTGAATTTAGTTTTGTATAAATAGCATATCGCATTGCATCCGTTAAGTGATCATTGAACTTTACCGGTTCATCAAGTTTCTTGTTGTTTTTATCTGTTTTCCATTTATAGTTCCTCAACTCCTTGATAAGATTTGTTGAACTACCAAGAATGTTTAATGGTGTTGACTTAATCTTTTTAATACCTTCACCAACATCCTTATTTGCTGGTTTCGCATTTAATCCACATCGGCAAAGTTCCTCAATCGTTTTAGGTTCAGCATTATCACAAAATATTTCATCATATTGAGATATGTTAAGTGATAATATTTTTTCTGCCAGGTCATTTGTTGTCAATTTTGTTTCATATATAATTTCCTCAACATAAGCCGAACCATCATGAAATACAACCTTAACCATAGCTGATGGATTATTGTAACCGAAGTCCAATCCATAAACCGTTTCGCCTTCAGGAATCTTATCACAAGTCAACCAATGCGTATAAATAGTATTAAGTTGATTTCCTTTTTGTCCAAGTCCATATACTTGCCAGTAATTCGCATCGGCATCTTTAAGTCTTTCTATTTCATTAATCAAATCTTTTGGCAAAAATGGATTGTCTTTGTATGTTGTGATATAAAAATCTGAATCTTGTCTTGGTATTACCTGATCATAAATCCAGCTGTATTCATCAGAAGGGTTGTAATCAAGTATTATCTTTTCTTCAGTCCTCATTGTCAACTGAATCCAAGCTTCATAACTCAATTCATTTGCTTCATTAATGAATAACATATTTCGCCTTCGACCTCTTATCTTTTGCGGTTGATCAACACTGACAAACTCAATCAGATTGTTATTTAGATTGTAGGTTTGTTCAGTTTTATTGTGATCCGCTTCAGAATATATACCCAACTTTAACAATATCTCAATAAAGTCCCTTAATACTGATCCTTTTATGCTTGGTAGTGATTGCCTGACAATTGACAATGTCTTGCCTTGTGTCTGCAATAAATAAACGATAAGCCATATCATTATGTTGTATGTCTTACCGCTTCTCGAACCACCTTGCATTACTGTGATTCTCTTATCGGATTTTTGCAATATGTCAAAGACCTTGCTTACTTGTATCTTCGGCTTCATCAGTCAATCGGTTTATTATCTCAACGGATAATCCAGTTAAATTGCCTTCTACTGTTGTTTGAACTCGTTTCAATGGTTCTCCTAAATAATATTTTGAATACAACTCCAATGCCTTCATATCTTTTGCTTCAAGCTTTTCTTTTAGTGCTGCAAAAAATAATGGTTCAAGTGGTGCAAGTTTTTCTATTATTTGGATTTCATCCAATCTTTTTGGTCTGCCTGAATTAGGTCTATAACCTCCGTGCTTTCCTTTCACTATTTCTGACATATCAAACTTTTGGTTAATCAAGATGATACTTTGTTAAGTATCACTTCCATGTTGTGTGTAAAGCCTCTATCATCCTCAATATCCCTTTCATATATCCTGAACTTAACCCAACCATCATTGTTATCAAGGCTGTCTAAAAACGCCTTAAAATCACTTACACATACATTCAGCATAAGTGATTTGTCTTTCTTTGATGATTTTATATAAAAACCTTTTTTGCTCACTATGTAAATTTCGTTATATATTATGAAATTTTATCAAATTCACATCAATTGTGAAAATCTTTCAATCTTGCAGTTATATCGTTTCTCGATTTCGTTTATTTCGTTTTTAAGTTTACGATCCAAATCAAAAGTCATTATGAATTTATTTGTTTCCTTGAATAGTGTATAAACCTTTTGTTCAATGTCGTAATATAAATGACAAAGTATTTCATCTTGTATTTCAAGCAATGTATCGACTTTTTGAACTGTATGGATGACAGTCGTATGATCTGAACCAAGAATCTCACCAATTTCATTTAATGTAAGTTTTAATATTTTACGCAATAAGTAAGTATATATCTGTCTTGGTATTAAAAACTTCCTTGATCTATTTTTTTGAAGTATTTGATCTGCTGGTATGTTTGATGTTTCTGAAACAATTTGAAGTAAAATGTCTTTATTCATAATATTAAGTTTAAGTTATAATACCTATTTTGTGTTTCCTACCTCCCCTATACACTCTATTATTTATACTTTTTTTATTTTATTAATAATAATAAAAAAAAGTGGTAGAAGTGGTAGGAGTATGATTATCAATGTATTAGTTAGTATAAAATGTGGTTATCAAAAATTAAAAAGCGGTATATTTTTCTTCATTTTCGGTATCTTTCAGAATTTTTATAACTTTTTTTCCTTGGTTATTAGAATCTTTCTTTTCTTCATACCGCTTTTTCATGATTTCCATACCACTTTTTAACCCCTTTGTGAACCTAATTCTACTGTATTCTTTCTTATCCATACCATATATATTTAAAAATTCTTGATGCAGTGAATCTATACTTATCCATTCGGTATGTTTTACTATTTCATCCAGGTATTCATTGAAATCATCACCAAATTGATTTTTAATGGCTTTCCTTGCCATTTTTTCTGAAAATGGTATATTGATCACCCCATTGGTTAAATAGTCCTGTAAACAAAAGAAAAACAGGTTATAAAACCGATTCCATTCATCTTTATCCCAGTCATCAAACAATTTATGTCCGAATTCATCTTCAGGTGTATGATTTTGGTTAAAATATGGTGAAAATTCAAATACCCTTTGCCTTCGTTTTGCATGAACTCCATTTTGTGGAATGCTATAATTGGTGGTAAATAGGATTTTAGGTGAATCTTTATAAGGGATGAACAGTTCATCCTGGTTCTTTTTTTCAACTGTTATACCTTCAGTTATAATTGAATAAAAACCTTCAAAGTCAACTTTTTTCCTTGTGTCCTCAATTGCAATAATTTTTGTATCAAGGTCAACCCTTTGAAATGCAAAGTTTTTGTCTATTTTAAAGTTCTTACCATCAACCCTTATTGTTTGTAAAATATAGCTTAATGCTTTAACAAATATACCTTTACCGGTGCCACCACCTTGTTCATCATTATCGTTTTCTTCGGCGAGGATCACCGCAAATGGTCTTGCTGGATCTTTGTATTGATGTAAAAGATAACCAATAAGAGAAATGCAATACATATATTTTTCAGCTTCATTGTTTGATATGCATTTTATAAATTTAAAATATTCAATATTTTCAGGATTTATACCATCCTGATCAATGGTAATGTAATGATCAATAACTTGTGATTTCCATATGTATTTGCCTAACTCACCATATGTTTTTAGTTTTATACTATCTTTTTTAACTTCGACAACACCATTTTGAAATGGAAAGTATCCAGTATCCTTGTCATCTTTTAAGAAATTAATGTCAGCACGATCAAAAAACTCAAAAAA